TTAAAGGCGTCGTCGGCAGATTCGGTGGGCGGGCGCAGCTTTGGCGCTCTCTTACCGCTGCGGGGATTGAGATCAGTCCTCGTACCATAGACAACTGGGTTGATCGGGGTCAGATCCCGATTGACCGATTCACAGAACTCGTACTTCTCGCCCGTTTGCAGGGCTGGAAGCTCATCATCAATGACCACCTCAACCCACTAAACAAATGACCATCGAACAACTGGCCGCACTGATCTCGGCCACAAAACAACGGATAGACATCGAGCGATCCAAGCTTGAACTGCTTGAGAAAGAACTCATCGACAAGGTGAGTGACATCTTCGCTTCCGAGATGGAAGCGAAAGGAAAGTCGCACGGCTCCGTCACTGGAGAAATTGACGGAATCAAGATGACATGGGACGTCAAGCAGACCGTCTCATGGGATCAAGGAAAGCTCCGAAAAGTCTGGGAGGCACTCCCAGTCGAGATTGGAGACAAGCTCATTGAGACAAAGTTCTCGGTGAAGGAAGCCGTGTTCAAGGCGCAGATTGATCCAGCGATCATCGACGCACTCACAGAAGCTAGGACGACGAAGCTGTCGTCTCCAACCATCAAGCTGAATGTCTGATTCAGAACTCTACATCACGATCTTCATCTTAGGTGCAGTAATCTGGACCATGTTCTCAAATGATTAAATTTATCAAAGCCGACGAACGCTCGGCGGCCAAGAAGGCCAAGGTCACCATGTGTATCTTCGGCCCGGCAGGAGCTGGAAAGACCACACAGGCTCGAACACTCGATCCAAAGAAGACACTGTTCTTGGATCTTGAGGCCGGGACGCTGGCGATTGAGGGCTGGGCAAATGACAACGTGCTCGATGTTCGCAAGGTTGCCGCATCAGTCGGATGTCACCCGTGGGAGTTGGCTCGAGCCGCTGCCCTTTATATCGGTGGTCCCGATCCATCTGATGCGAACGGGGGCTACTCCCAGGGCGTGTATGAGCAGGTCTGTGAATTGTTCGGAGATCCATCGAGCATCGCACATTTCGACACGGTTTTCGTCGATTCGATCACTGTGGCGGCTCGGGAATGCTTCAAGTGGGCGCAGACTCAACCAGACGCCTTCTCTGAGAAGACTGGGAAGCCAGACATGCGCGGCGCGTACGGGCTTCTTGGCCGCGAAATGATGCGCTGGATCACTCATCTCCAGCACTCGCCGAAGAACATCATCATGGTCGGGATTCTCGACCGTGAAGAAGACGATCTCCGGCGCGTTGTCTGGAGTCCGCAAATCGACGGCTCAAAGACAGGACGAGAACTCCCCGGCGTGTTTGATGAAGTCCTGACCCTTGTGTCTGACCAGAAAGCGGCAGACGGCACTCTTTACCGTGCCTTTGTCTGTCACCAACAAAACCCTTGGGGCTACCCTGCCAAAGATCGGTCGGGCTGCCTTGAGATGATCGAAGAGCCGAATCTGGCCAAGGTCATTGAAAAAATCCGCGCTGGAAAGCGCATCGACAACATCCAAACCACAATCCCAACCCAACCCTAAAACATGTCAATGTTCTCACCAAATTCTTCAAACGCTGGAAGCAGCGGCGAACTCATCCCAGCCAAGACTCTCGCTCAGGTCGTCTTGATCCCGAAAGAGATCAAGACCTCCAACGCCGGAGCCAGGTATCTCAACCTTGAGTTGGCGGTCGCAGCAGGAAAGTACGAGAAGCGTCGGGTCTTCACGATTATCAGCGACCCGTGGGACACCAACACCTCAGAGAAGGCTCGCGAAATGGCAATCGGTGCGATCACGCGGATTCTGGAGATGATTGGGATCTTCAATCATGCGGATCCCGCGACTTACGACCGAATGAATGAGTCTTCACTTGAGGAGTTCGCTGAAATGATCGAAAGCAAAATTGCTGGCATCGAGATCGGTGTCGATCCCGGCAAGGACGGATACGAGCCTAAGAACAAGGTCGCAAACTGGGCGAGCACCAATCCGAAATCCGGCGGTTACAAGCTGTTCGAGGCAATCTCGCAAGGTATTGAGACTCTCGCGAAACCTGCGGCAGCGAACGCGAGTGGGTTCGGTTCCGCTCCAGCCGTGAGGCAGGCAGCGCCAGCCGCAGCGGTCAAGGGCGCCACTCCGGGCACCGCTGCTCCGAGCTGGCTGAAGAAGTAACAGTTCGGGAACAGAATTGGCCAAATCCCGAAAGCTAGTATAGAACCGAAGCGGTTGAGAGGCATGGTGCGCGGCGATGATCCGCGACGGGTGGCCATGGTCCTGCCTTGTGAAACACTCTCAACCGTTTCTTCCGACACAAAAGGAAATGATTCTTAGACCACGGCAGAAACAATTCGTTGAAGCCTGCCACAAAGCCCTCGACCAGTACGGTGCTTGCCTTGGGGTGGCACCGACTGGCGCAGGCAAAACAGTCATGCTGTCGGCGGCTGCAAGCCGCTACAAGACAGCACTCATCCTGCAACACAGGGATGAACTCGTGGCTCAAAACCGAGCGACATTCCAGAAGGTCAATCCGGGGACACGGACAGACATATTCACTGCTGACCGGAAAGCATGGTCTCCGGGGGCCACGTTTGCAATGGTGCAGACATTGTGCCGCCCGCGCAATGTATCAACAATTCCAAGCGGGATTGACATCCTTGTAGTGGATGAAGCGCACCACGTAGTTGCCAATAGTTACAAGAACATCATTGAAGCCTATCGGGAGATGAATCCCGATGGGCATATTCTCGGTCTGACGGCAACGCCACAACGCAGCGACCGGAAGGCACTCATCTCGGTGTTCCCGACCGTGGCCGATGTCATCCAGCTTGAGGAACTCGTGCAGGGCGGGTTTCTGGTCAAGCCCCGGGCGATGGTCATCGACATGGGGCTCAAGGCGGATCTCGACCGGATACCGCAAACGACAGACTTCGATCTGGATGAGGTGGCCGAGGTAATGGACAAGAGCCCGCTCAACGCCCGGATTGTGCAGGAGTGGAAGCAGAATGCAGGGAACCGGCAGACGGTGGTCTTTGGAGCCACCGTGGCTCATGCCGAGCACTTGTGTGAGGAGTTCATCGCGCAAGGGGTGCGTGCGGTGACAGTGCATGGAGCGATGGGAGCCGCCGAACGCAAAGCCACTCTTGCAGCATTCGACGCCGGAAAATATCAGGTTATCTGCAACGTCGCAGTGCTGACCGAGGGATGGGACTGCCAGCCGGTGTCGTGCGTGGTTTTGGTTCGGCCATGTTCGAGCAAAAGTGTCATGCTCCAGATGGTAGGGCGCGGGCTCCGCAAGCTGGATCAGGCCCGGTATCCAGGACAGATCAAGAGCGACTGTCTCATTATGGACTTCGGCTACAGTCTCGTGACTCACGGGAATCTGACTGCCGACGTGCGCTTGGCTCCAAAGCCAAAGGACAATGAGGAGGAACACCAGGCTCCAGAGAAGACGTGCAAAGGCTGCGGCATCAAGCTGCCGATCCAGACTCGGGAATGCCCAGTCTGTGGGTACATCGACGAGAAGGAAGACCGTGGAGTCCTTGAGGACTTCAAGCTTACTGAGATCCAACTCATCGACGCTTCCCCGTTCCGGTGGGAAGAGATGTTCGAGGGCCGGGTGATGATGGCAAACGGGATGGCCGCATGGTCTGCGATCATCCAGTTCGGGGAGCACTTTCACGTTGTCGCAGGCACCGAGTATCCGAAGCGAGTTTGTAGAGTGGATGTCACAGACGAGAAGAACCAAGCCATTGCGTCTGCCGATGACTTCTTGCGGCAAAACGGAGATGTCCTTCTTTGCAGGAAGAGCCGGTCTTGGTTGACGCTTCCACCCACAGAACAGCAGAAAAAGTTTCTTTCTGGATTGACTATGTTTAACACTTCACGATACAGGGCATCGTGTTTGTTGACGTGGAAATTCAACGAAAGAAAAATCCAGTCACTTGTTACCAAAAACTAAACATGGCAAGAATAAACGGAATTGAGGCATTCATCCCGAGGATGGTAGACCATTCTCCGATTCGCTTTGCGATGATGAAAACTGAAGACTTGGCACGAGAATTGAAAGGAGCAATCCAATCAGCGATCCGGTCTGGATTCAAAATTTGTTATCCGCCGGGGCGCGAGA